TAGAAACTCTCCTTCGTCAGCGTGCGGATGTCCCGCCAGCGCGGCACGTCCGGCCAGTGTTTTTCCAGCACGCGGGTGGGATAATCCGCCCACTCGCACTGTCCGACGGTGGTAAATCCGGCCCACTCGGCGGCAAGGTCAAGTCCCCCGATGCCGGAGAAGAGGGAGAGATGCGCCAGTTTCGTCGCCTCGTGGTCGCCCAGCAGGGCGCGCGTCTTATCGTCCATCGTCAGCTCTCCTTTCGTACTGGAATGTGTACCCGGCCAGATCATACGGATTCTTGACCTTGCCCATGCAGCGCCTGGTGACACATCCCTTTGAAACGTAGTTCTTGTCCGCTGCCTCCTGTACCGAGCGATATAACTCCAGCACATTCCCGTCGGCGTCGATCTTTTCGACTGACCGCCGGAGGCCACCTCCGATTTTTTGGTTTATCTCCTGGTGGTATAGATTCCATCTGGAGCAGTCCCCAGCCATCCCATTTCTGTGCGATATAATTTCGCCCGCTTTTCTTGGCCGGATGAAGCGGCCTTCCATGAGCCTCACCACTGGTACGCGCTTGTGCCCCTTCGGGATGGTTGCCAGCTTCACGTACAGGTACATTCCGGCGCTTCCGCCGCCGCCTTTCGTCAGCCACGGCTTTACTGGTTTCCATCCCCCGTCCGGCATTTGGCGCTGCACTTCTCCAAGGTCGCTGATTCGGTACGGGAAGCGGTAACCATCAATCTGCTTCCACATCAAGCGTCCCGCCTTTCTCCGAATCTTGACCGCCATTCCTGGCAAGTACCGCGCTCGCATTTCCGCTCCGGGTGCGGGCAATGGTTGGTACAAAAATCCGCCCATTCCTCCCGCATAAGCCGCAGATTGTCCACCCTCATGGCCTCGCCACGGCCCGGCTTTGTGGTATGGGAAGGACGGTATATGTCTCTGATTCTCAAGTCATGCTCCTATTCAAGCGGGAGGCCCGTCTGCCAATATCCCGGCATTCTCGTTATCGTGATCTCCGTTCTCGGGTTCTCCTTGTCATATAGGACACGGCTCCCGTCATGGGATACCACGATTCCGTAATGGTCATCTTTGAGGACACCAGCGCTGACCAGCAGGTCAGTCGCGGCCTCAAGAAGGTTGTTCAGGTCAATCCGCCTCATGGTCGGCATGTAGAACAGGCACTTGACACTGACCTCGCACTCAATGGGCCGGGGTGGCCTGGGTTTTAGAAACCACGCCGCCTCCCGTTCATACTGCCTGTATTTGCTGGATGGCATAATGAAGGGGCGGCCCGTCTTTCGGTTGGTGAGTATCTGCTGACTGTTTTTCTTGCTCACTGGCGGCAACTTGACAATGTACTTGATTTCAGCCATATGTCCCCCTAAATCCCTAGCAGTCGGTTCCGCTCTGCGTAATGGTCAATCACAGCGCGGCGGCGGCGGCTTGTCCCGTCCACCTTCACGGGGTGGCAAAGTTCCAGCACCCGGTCATATATCCGTTTCCGCTGGACATTCTTTGGATTCTTGATCTCCTCAAGGGAGATGTTGGTGGTCACAATCAGTGGACGGCCCGCCCTGTAGCGGGCGTCGATGATGTTGTAGACCTGCTCCTGCATGTACTCGCTTTCCCGCTCCACGCCCAGGTCATCAATGATAAGCAGGTTGTTCCGGTTCAGGCTGTCAAGGTATTCCTGCCGCCCATCGAAGGTCGATTGCATGTCGTTGATAATCCGGGTGAAGTTGGTCATCTTGACAGAGACCTCTTTCTCCAGCAGCTCATTCGCAATACAGG